AGCCTCCACGGATTTGTCATTTTTATCGAACTGAGAGGTGGCGAGCTTCATTTCGGAGCCGAGCACCTTGAAGGACTGGTTAATGTCCGCCAGCGCTTTTTTGAATTCCTTTTCGCCCTCAAGACCGATCTTCAGTCCGAAACTGTCTGCCATGTACCGTCACCTCCTTAAATGCCGTCCGGTATAATATCGTCGATGTAGTGTTCGTGAGCAGGAATAGCCTGCCCGTTATACTGTTTGTGGCACTCCCACAAATCCAGCAGCAGACCGAACGGCATCAGCCACACCTCATCCTGCGACAGATGAAGGTGGGCAAGGCCGTAATAGAGAAGCCGGGTAAACAGCTCCGCATCGGAGACCGTTACCCGACTTGCGCGTTTTTTGCGTCTTTCTCACTTTCCACATTCCGCTTGGTACCCTTGTAGAGAGCTTCCGTAATAGCGGTTTTGTATCCGGCGAGATCGAGGGGCGTGGTCAGAAGCTCCACCACATCCTCGGTGAGCGGCTCCTTTGGGTGCTCCTTGTCCTTGAGGTTGTGAATGAGGATGCTCTGATTTGCCAGAAGCGTGATAAGCCACACGATCTCTCCGATGGCCATTTCAAAGTTCTCGGACTTCATTAGCTTCTCGCCGAGGTTTTCCAGACCGCCATAGCGACCGGCGATTTCCTTGGTAGCCTTGGTGGTAAGCAGGAGTGTGTATTCCTCGTCACCGATGGTGATGACTGCAGTTCTCTCGTTATCCATTGTGTGTTACCTCCGTTAACCCTGTTTTTCGGGTGTCGTGGTATAGGTCGGCTCATAGACTTCCTTATACCAGTTCGTGATAGTCGCAGCGGTCACATCGCCCTCCAGTGCCTCCGCTTTCCACGGGTGCTTTCCGCCTGCGTCTGCCTTGTTGCGGCGAAGAATGGTGCCTTCAATAGTGGGTGTAGAGAAGGTAATGCTGTCGCCCTTGGTGGCAAGGTTTGTCGCCGGAATACCGAATTTTACTCGGTACAGCCAGTAATACTTGTACTTGCCGTTGGACTTCTTGGCGCGGAAGCCCACCGCCACAGGGTCGCCGCCGTCCTCGGATGCGGAAATCAGCACCTTGTTCTTGTCGATGGTTGCACCCGTGAGGTCGGATGCCGCCGTAGAGCCGATATCGTCAATGCCGAGGGAGAGCGTGCCGGATTTGAATTCCTTCACGATCTCCGAAGCGCCGTCATCGGCATAGAGCGTCGCTTCTGCCAGTTCCACCGAAAGGTCAGCGGAGATGGCTTTCGCAAGCTGCTCCGGCGTACCGTAGGTTTCCTCACCGGCGTCGTTCTCGGTGATTTTTGCGTAATACAGTCTGTCAAGACCGATCGTTGCCATGATTCATTCCTCCAGTTCGTAGATTTGCGCCACATCAATGGCGTAGTGATGGTAGCCGGTTTCGGCCTCAAAGCCGATGTACCGGCGGTCGGTAATATAAAAGTCCGCACCAAGCAAGGCGCGGACAAGGTCATTTTTCAGTTTGGTGTAGCTGCCCTTTGTGAAGAGGGACAGCCGTGCCTCCTGTGTCTCACAGCCGGGAGCGTTGTCGGCGTGGAACTCAAAGCTGTCCGACAGCGGAGTGATGACCAGATAGGTGTCCGTCGCTTTGCCGGAGAACACACCCGTTTCAACGGGAACCCCACAACTTTTTGCGATGGTTTGCAAATCGGATAGCAGGCTCACAGCTTTTCCACCTCCTCATCCAGTGCCTTGGTCATGGCATCGATACACTCCTGCCGGGATGCCGTTTTTGCGGGCTTCAGAAAGGGTTTTGCGGGCTGACCGTGCTTGCCGTATTCGAGAATGTTGGCAAGTTTGGCGTTGCTGCCGCCGTCCGAGCGGGGTTCTGCGAAGCCGACCTTGATGTCGTGGTTACCGTCCCGGTTCAGCTTGGAGGGAGAAAGGCCGAGTGCGCCCTCCAGTTCGCCCGTGGTGCGGGATTTGAACTTTGTCCCTCTGCCGATAACGGATGAGAGATTGCTTTTGACCTTCTTCAGCACGACTTCGCCACCGGCCTGCAGGACGGTATCTGCCACACTGTCAAAGTTGCTGCCGAGCTTGGAGATCTTCAGGAGAAAATCCTCCGGCATTTTCATTTCAGCTTTTGCCAATGGTGGGTTCACTCCTTTTCGCTAAAATCTCGATGTACATCCCACGGCCTTTGACATCCTCTACGGACACAATGTCGTAGCGGCAGTCATCGCAGATGAGAAACTGATCGGTAGTGACCGTCAGCCCAGGAATACACCGAAAGCGGAACAGGTCGGTCGCTTCACTGAACGCAGCGAGGTTCGCCCAACGCTGACTGCCGTGCCGACCTTCCCGGTATACACGGACGGAAGCAAGGACTTTATCCTCGGAATGGGTGAAGCCCTCGCTGTCCTTGACTTGATGGGTTTCTACAATGTCGGCAAAGCCGTTCATTTTTCCGAAACTCATACCTGCCACCGCCTATCCAAGCGGAGCAGCAGATTGACCGTGTTCCACACCTGCTGTGCCGCTCCGGTGTTATCCGCAAAAAAGCCGCCCGTGCTGCCGTCCCGGCTTTCGTAGAAGTGGGACGACAGCATGATGACGGCTTGCTCTGTGGTGGCTGGCATAGGGTTCTCTTTGTAGTACCCTTCTGGGATGTGCTGGTAGCTTTCGGCGTAAGAAACAGCGGCGGTGATGTAGCTTTTCAGCAGGGCATCATCCGCCGTATGTTCCAGGATAAGGTTGGCTTTTACTTTGGAAAGAAGCTCGTCCATCACCGCCGCCTCCTTCCTTATTCGGTTTTCAGCTTGAGAATCTGAACGGCTTCGGGGAGAATAAGTTTGCCGTCCACACGTTCCTTAGCCACGAAACCGATCAT